ACCAATCTCACGAATCGGTGGATTCTGGAATCCTCCCTCTGGGTTCTTAGAGCGGTAGTAGAAGATACCTGTCTGCTCGTATATGTCTTGAATCTCGAGTGGCTGAAGTTCTCCGCCCTGTCCGAGCTGTACGTTCTCTAACCCTTCGATGTCGATGATGAGTCCGTCTGGCTTAGCCTTGGCGATGGACTGCTGAATCTTCAGGTGAGTTATTTGCAGTTGGTCTGCGAATCCTACGATACCACTAACCATCGACTTAGGAATCATCCGACGCATATTAACCGCGACTGCGCTGTACGACAGGCGTGTTCTGGTGATGTCGTGGATGTTTCTCGGCTGGTTGTTCTTCATACCGTATCCGTAAATCTTGTTCGTACCTACAATGTAGCTACCTCCGTAGAGGGTAACGAATGACATACGTATTGGCTTGCGGTCAAACACAGACTCCTTGGGTGGCTGATACATCATACCCTTGTAGTAGAATCCTACGTTGCCGAATCGAGACTCCTTAGACTCGTAGAACACATCGTCAACTGATAGAAACTCGAAGTCCATAACCTCAACGATGTACTCATCGTATCCGAAGATGGTGCGCTGTAGGTTTCTGTCGTAGTATGAGTGAGATAGTTTGTTTGGGTCGTTGGCATACTTGTTCTGCACGTTCGTAGCCATCTGTCTGTACTCCTCCTCTGTGAAGTCGTCACCTGCTAGGCGGCGAAGCTCAGATATGGTGATACGCTTGATGTGTCCTGCGTACGTGAGGTCATTCATAAGTGGGTCCTCGGTGTACGAGTGAATGAAGTATGCTGGGTCTACGTACTTTGTAACTAGTCCATAGTTGGGGTCATAGTCATTCTTAGTAACGCCCATACCTACGCTCACTAGGTCAGTCACTGCCCGACGATGTACGGTGTGGTTGTATTCGTTCCATTCAAGCGTTAGGTTAGCAGCAATCTGTGCGGCAATCTCAGCGCTTGTCTTGATGTTTGACTCAAGGAAAATCTCAGCCTCCTCGGGAGTGTCTGGTATTCTCTCTATCTCAGCACCTACCTCTAGCCCGGCCATCTTAGCCTGCTGGAGCATATCCTTGTTCTCTACGTTGAACTTCAGCTCAGCCTTCTTGCGCTCCTTCTCAGTGATACTTAGTGGGTCGATTGCCTCAACGTTGGGGTATGGGTTCTTGGATAGAATCTTGTTGACGACAATCTTAACGAACTTGGGGATGATTGGCACTGGTGACCAGTCAATGTTGAGCAGTGAACCGTCTCCATTGTTTGGGTCAAGCGAGTTAAGTATCTGCTTGTAAATCTTAGTATCCTGAGTTCCGTTCGCGTAGTCACGGTAGCGCTCAAACTCGTCGAGTCGCTTGCGGAATATACTTCCGTGGTCGTCAGTGTGACCCCACTGCGACTCAATAGCCTTAGCATACTTCATCCCGTAGGACTTTGAAGCCTTCGCGTCAGGTGAAGCTAGAGGGTCAGGGAAGTTGCCCTGCTTGTTGTAGTTACTATCCATACCGATTCTTTATCCCCAGTTTATGTGCAAATATACCCAATAATACATTGTGGGTTAGCGAGTTATCTCCTTGAACCTTCTAAGGAACACTTTACTTGACATATCAGCCTTCTTAGACTCCTGTTTTACCTTCTGTGCGGCAAGCAGTGCCAGACCTGAACTGATGGTCAAGTCAAACTTCGTTCTGTCGTCTATTCTATAACCAATCCAATCCTCGAGCGTCCTATCGAAGTACATCCTTCCGTAATCTCCAGTCTCCGCGTGAATACCTATATGTTCGTGTACGTAGGCTTCAATAGCCTGTGCGTGCGCCTGTATGACATCCTGAGAGTTAGATGGTATACCCTTGGTCTTCACGTTACTACTTGAGCCTGGAGGCTTCAGATGTTCTGGTCTATCCATAATGTAACCATCGTATCCCCTAGACTCAAAGTATCGTACTATGCCGTACTTGTTGTTCTCTATGAGTAGCGGATATCCGTAGAACACTGCGGCCATAAGTACATCCTCATAGAATATCCTAGCCAACGGCGGACGGTTGGCGTACTCAGCCACGAACATATTGCTCGGATAGCTCATATTGAACTTATTGTAAAGGTGGCACGCGCCCTTAGAACCTCTACCGTCCATCGTGTTATCGAGGTCATAGGAGTCGACACCTCCGGTGCCTAGGAAGTCATTGGCTGGATACACCTTACCGAACTCGTGCTTTCGTTTGTTTCGGATATCATCTGGTGGTAGCCACGACACGAGCCATCGTCCGTTCGAGTCTGGGTTCCATAGTACCTCACTGTCTGGCTTTCCGTCCTTCCATACGAAGTTTCCCTTGATGATTGGACTCGGATACATCTCTCTGTTGTGCTGCAACTGCTCGTATATCTTGCCGACGTTGAAGTGTGAGCTCTTCGTTGAGTCACGGAACGCTTCCTCCTCACTCCACGGGAACTGACGTATTACTTCGTTGAGTTCGTATGGGTCGTGCATCAGCGCCTTTCGCTCGTTAGACAGATACGTCTTAGCTCCGATGCTCGTGATGTCTCCATCCATAGTCAACGTAGGCTCATCAGGGTCGTCCATTATGGGTAGTCCGTATACGTCAAAGAATCCTTCTAGTGCCTCGTATGCGGGTATAAATATCTTATATAGTCCAGACTTCGTCCTACCGTTCTCGTTGCGTTTGGTGGGGTCTGAGTCGTAATAAAGTTTCTTGTAATTTGCGCCACCCTTGTCGAGTGGGTTAACAGTTGACCCGACCATAGCCTTACCTACAATCTTCTTACCCACAAGCAGACACGTGCGGTGAATACGCCACACCTCATTTATATCAAGTGGATTCTCCCACTTACCGGCCTCATCGAGGTATAGGTAGTGAAGCTTCTCACCGTCATATGCGTTGGCGACTGAGTTTTTCCAGTTGACCACCGTATCTAGGGCCTCCGTCTGTCCGCTAACTTTGTTGGTCTTCGTGATTCGCTTTGCTGGTTCACGGAACGCAAGCTCGACACGTGGGTTGGTGGTACCATCCTGTATCGGTTTGAAGAAGAATGGATAGCTACGGAACATCGGCAGAAGCTTCTTCATAAAGATGTTCTCCTGTGCGTCCTTACCGGTCTTGGACATAATGCCTAGTACCTTGTTAGATACCTGAGTACCCTCGTCTGCCAGTGCTGCACCGCATATGTTTGTATATCCAGAGCGTCGACACTTGGTGTATATCTGTCCCACACAGCGTACGTCCTGTTTGCACGCCTCGAAGTGGATGTATAGCTTACGCTGGAAGTCTAGGTAGCTGGCGTAACCGATATCCATCTGGCTCCATTGCAGTAGCATATAGTGGTGTCCGGTTATGTACGTCGGAATACCGTTATTGTAGAACCATATACCATCACGTCGGCGGGAGAACTCCTGCTCGATGTACTGCGAATACTTAGAACGAAACTCTTTAGGCTGCTCCAGCCACTCATCCATAGAGCGTACACGTAGCAAGTCCTGAGGTACAGGTAGACGCTTCCACATCTGCTCCGACTTCGGTTTGTCGTGGAACAGTATGTCCTTCTTGGCTGGTGCCTTCGGCAGCTGGATGAATACATCGGATAGCTCAATGACCTCGCCTTCCGTCCCGTTGGGGCAGATATTTACAACGAAGTCCTTGTATCCGTCTATCTTCCTTAGTCCAGCCATTATCTTCTAAATTTCTCAGCGAAACCACCGGAGAAGTCTGACTGCTCGCCCATACTGCCGTTCTCGGACAGACTCTTAATCATATCCTCCAGTCGTTGCCTTTCTTGCAACAACTCACGAGCATCGACGGCCGTCTGTTTGATGGACTGCAGCTCCGCCTTGCGTGCCGAACCGTTGATTTCTGGGTCTACGGGCTTCTTAATCTCCTCAATCATATTGTTGATGGCTACCTCCATAGAGTCCATCAGTCGCTGTGCAGCGTCAATCGTGGTAAATTCAGACTTCCTCCTTGACATACAGCAGGTCGTTAGGTGTCATTCTCCATAGTTTCTCACCGTTCACTTCCATCGTATAGTCAGATTCCTTGCTGAAGCCCACCCTGTCACCGGCCTTGACTCCCATCTCTGTCAGCTCGGGGGTATCGAAGCGGACGACGCCCTCCATCTTTACCTCCTTCTTGGTTGAGATAATCAGTCCAGACTCTGACTTGGGCTCCTCGCCTTCCTCTGGGATGAGAAACACCCATCCTGGTAGCACCTTAACCTCTCCGTCGGCACCCTTGTATGCGTATGCCTGTGAGCCGTAGCCTCCCTCAGGGTCAAACTTGACGCGGTATAGCTCCTTGTCTATCTCGGCACGCTTGTCGAGTACCACGTGATGGTGGAAGTATAGCGTATCACCCTCGTTAGCCCCGGTCGGGAACTTAATTGGTGTAGCAACAATCTCCGCCTCACTGATGCGATTGGCGAATTCGTCGAATCGTGAGTCAAGGAATATCTCCGTGTCACCGAACTTAATGGTGTCCTTGAACTTCTTTGGCATCTTTACGATGAACTCGTGCAGAACTCTCATTAGAACTTACAGTCGTTTTCAATTACTACTGGCATACCTACGACCTCCTTCCAGGCGGACGTTCCCTCCTGGTTTTGGATGTAGATAGTATAGTCCTTGCGACCATATTTCATAAATGTGCGCTCGTCTAGCTCTATTGCTACGATGACTCCGTCATTTCCTGCTGGGTTGCCTACGACGTACGCCAAGGCATCCTTCGGGTTTTGCCCGATGATAATCTTTCTAATCATTGTTTTACTCTTTGTCTGGGTCTCCTCCGGCTCTGCGAATCCAGTAATCTACCTTGCTGGTGTCGTTACGCTCCTGATGCTGGTATCCAGTGATGACGAGGCCCACGATTTCATCTAGTTCCTCCTCGTCAGCCACATTGACAGAGAAGGCGATATCCATCGTGGGGTCATCGTCCTCATCAAGCTCGTCGTAATTCACGCTACCTATGGCGGCTACTACAAATCCAGTCTCCTCGAGGCCATATTTGAGAATCAAGGTGTTCATCTCGTACACGAGGTCAGAGAACTCCTTGTACATCTCCTCTTGGTTTTCCTTAGATAGGCCCATTGTTATGAATTTTTGTATGAAATTTGTTACGAATTTACGAAACAATACAATATGAGACCAGGTGGCAACAGTAGGAGGATGCGAGAGTACGCAATACTACCTGCGAAGAACATACTCCGAAACTATCTTAAGTACCTAAGGCACGTACAGGTGGACATATGTACGCAGTATGAGCTCACACCGTCTCAGTTTCAGTTCCTAATGTTCATATATGACCTAGAGTTCTTCACTCTGGTGTACGTTCGCACGCACTTTGCCCCAATATCGGACAATAAGATGCGACTAATCTACACCAAACCCCTAATGAATAAGGGACTGATTGACGTGTACATAAGCAGACAGTCCGTCACTGAGGAGGATAAGCAGTTGTTTATGCTCGATAATGGTATAGGTTACGGTGCGAGACTTGCTCTATCGCAGAAAGGTAGACTGCTTGTGCAGAAGATTTACCGTAAGCTCGAGGGTAAGGAGGCTATTAATGCTCCCGAATGACCTTGAATGGCATCTCAAGTGACGCATTGGTGTGCGGAACGAACTTACCGGTGTGCGGCATAAGGTAGTAGCGTCCACCCTTACTCATCCAGTGGTATCCAGACGGTGCCTTCACCATCACCTCGTTGGGTCTCTTTAGGTCAGTTCTCTTGTTAGCCTTCATAACTTACGGAACTTAGCCATTCCAGTTGATGTAGTGTAGTATAATCTTGATGTCCTTCGACTTGAGGAACTTCCCCTGAGGTATCTCCTTACCGTTGAAGTAATCGCTGTAGTGCTCACGTACCACGGCGTTCCACTCCTGCTCGTAGGGATTGAAGTGGAATACCCAGTCGTTGAATGCTTCGTTCTTCATTTCTTGCTTCTGTTGCGACGTGCCATAATCATACGTGCCTCGTCGTGGTCGTAATCCTTACCGTCTCCGTTTCCGTAGGTACCGGCGTCTCTGTTCTTCTTGTTCAGGAACGAACGATACTTCCTCCGCTCCTCTGTGGAGTGGTATTCCGTATCGTACGCCTTCTTCTTCTCCCGAGCCTTAGGGTTGTTGGCGTAGAACTCTGCGCTCCTACTCTTCCTCGCTTTCATAGCAGGCCTTAATCTTGTAGTGCATCGGTGCCATACCTGCGACCTTCACGGCCGCCTGCATCTGCTTTACCGCAGACATAAGGTCTGGGTGCTTTACTTCAATCTCCTGTCCGGCGTACATCTTACCGCCATCCTCGAACTTCTTAGCTTTCACGTTTCTTTCTCTTTATGATTCTAGACATATCAAACTTAACCAACTTCGGCCTGTTGTCAGGACGTGGCTCAGGCTTACTACCTGGGTTATCAGTTGGTCTCTTAACTGCTATCACGGCTTCCAGAGTCTATATGCGGTCTTACCGTGGTGCTTGTACGCCTCCAGAATCTCCTTTCGGTTACCCTTGGCTGAGTAGCTCACGTGTACCCAATCAGGATTCTCCTTAGTACCGAACTCCCATATCATCTGGTCGAACACTAGATTCTCTCTGATGTAGTGGAACAACAAAGCATTCCCGTTCTTCACTGACTTGAGGCTAAGGTCGGCCGCCTCACCCTTGCAGTGCTGCGACGTTGTTGACCCACCGATGGCCTTATTCAGGGCATTCCCTCTCAGTCCAGAGTTAATCTTAATCGGCTTAGCGATTCCCTCACGTAGGGGTTGCAGTATCTTATCTGCTAGCAGTTTCAATGCCGCGAGCTGCTTCTCGTCAGGGTCGTTCTTGATGCCGAGCTTCGTGGCCGTGGGGCTGTCGGTGAGCTCCTTCAACGTAAAGTTTTCTGTCAGTTGCATAACTATCTGTGTTGTAGACACAAAGATACTATTATATGTGTTTCCGATATCTTATCGGTACTATGTATCACATACTATTGATTATCTCGTTTTTTTGCCGTAACTTTGCCAGCAAGTGCACTAGCACGTATACATACAAATAGTGCACGTGAACGACCGTTAGTCGGAAATACGGTAGCGATGTAAGGGCGAAGAGCCAACAGCGTCACTCGCCCGAACAAACATAGGTCGCAAGACATAAACGAAACTGCGTATCACGGGTGGCGTGTGCTTAGACGAATCCAAGCAGTCCAATCTCCCATTCCCTACTATTTTAACTGCTATTTACCATACCGTGTCCGGTGTGTCCGGTCCTGTTTACCGTACGTACAAACTTCTCCGGGGCCTTCTTTTGTTTTTGTGAGAAGTTGTATACACCGTGTTTGTTTTTGTGAGAAGTTGTATACACCGCGGGGAGAATTATACAAGAGCGACGCTGCGACGACCAACCCGAAACGAAACGCCGAACCCAACCCCCTCGTTTACAGCACGTTACGTTCAAACTTTTTAGCGTTTCCTGTTTGGGTGGGTGAGTAAGTGGTATGCCTACTTTGTGTCGCTATTAGGCCGTTTACCTATATCGTTTCCGGTCGTTCGCTATAAGAAAACTAGGCTAAAACGTGTCACCGATTCCGTGCTTTTTTTTCGTGGTGGGCAGGGTCGTAGACCTGCATCAATCCCCCCTACGTTTTCCCCTATAATTCGTCCCCTGTTTATTACACCAATCTTGGTACGTTAGGTAGGCATAATTGTGTACTCTTATTTGTATGCTATTTAGTATACTATAGTAGACGGGGTTCCTATGGTTTACTAATAAGAAAACCCCTAGATTTTGTGTAGGTCATTTATTAAACGAAAAAAGTATGCTTAGTGCCGTATTCCGTACATATTGGTATCAGTTAAGTCGCTGTGCCGTAGGCTGTTAAGTGCCGAAATACGTGCATACGATTTCTTAAATGGTGCTGATTATCAGGTAGTTACGTTAACTATCTGTATTTCAATACGTTGTAACTTGCTGAGTTTTAGGTAGTTAGTAACTATCTGATTTTCAATGGATTACTAACTCGTTGATTATCAGGTACTTTTATTTAGAACGATTCTAAATTTCACCTAGGTACAAACTTTTTTTTGTGTGCTGATTATCAAGTAGTTAGCCCTATATATTCCTTATAGGGGCGCGGGTTAGCCAAACTTTTTTGTGGTCAGAGTTTGCAGAATTGTAAAGTCGTCGTATGTTTGTGGTGTCGAAAGGCCAACGGGCCCCCCACCACGACAACTTGAAATATCAACCGAAACGCAAACTCAGAGTCGGAGACAAGAGCAGAGCGCGGTAGGCAGGAAAGTCCCAAGTGACGATAGGCGGAGAGATGCTAGCGAAAGCGCCTCCCAAAATTCAGAAACCCACCTTGTGAACCTTGTACGATTCAGTCAGTAGGCCACGGCCTGCAGGCTGTCGGGCGTTAAGGAGCGGAGTAGCAGGTCAGGTCTGATTGAGTAGGTGATGTAATCCAAGTGAGTAGCGTAAGTAGGCTAGCACATTCCGACCGAAAGTAGCGAGGGCAGGTAGACGAGAGAGGCGAAGCCAAGTATGGCGGCCGTAAGAAACCAAGCACGAACCTAACGAGACCGAGCGCCGTGGCGCGGAGGTCTTGAGCAGTTCGCAGGAGGCCAATGAACACCGCAGGAACACCCTAGCAAATCAAGTCAAAACAAGCCGAGAACAACGACAGCGAAAGACAGCGTATGCGGTGCGTAAACAGCGCCGCCAAAGGATAGCAGTCGTGGAGGAACTAACAGCGTATGCGGTAGATGTTGCGAGCAACAACGCCGCCAAAAAGGTTCACCTGTTCAAGGCAAATCACTGCCGCTCGGAGTGCCGCAAGGCATAGGGTTCGAGTCCCTACGGCAGTCAAATTTTAACCCAACTCAATTAACCACCAACTCTAATTCTTTTTTGTTATGAAAGTCACCAACATCGTATCAGGCCGCAAGATTGAAATCCACCGCGCCATCTACAATTCTCAGTTCGACTTCTACTTCGGAGTCAACAACGATTGGTTCCGCTACAAGTACCTAGACTCAGAGACAGGTAGCGTAGAGGTTACGTCGTTCCCTGAGGCGCTCAATCCTGAGCAGTACGGCATCGACAAGAGCGCTCGCCGACACGAGTCGGTGTACATCACTATCGGTGCGCTCCGCACTGAGGCCGGTGTTTACTACCGCCACGCTAGCGGACAGCGTAACCCACTTCGCCTTGAGGGTTTCCCACACCTTGAAATCAGCGACGCTACGTTCGAGGCTGTGCCTACGACCAACAACCCGACCGAGTTTCTTTGTGTTGTAATCGACGGCCAATTGTACACCACCGACCTGTGTGCGTACAGCAATTACCGCAACACATCGTTCCCTATTTACGGAGTAAACTTCGCCGCTCAGGATATTCGTTTTCACGATGACTTCAAGTCAGAATTCATCAACCAAATCCGTCAAAGCGATAGCGAATTGGTTGTTGGTACTTTCCGAGGCCGATACGCAATCTTCGAGAACGAGGAAATCGCTCGCCGTTACGGAGAAACGCCGTCTTTGGGAGGTTACCACCTAACGACACGAAGCAAGGACGTGCTTAACGACGAGAGCGTCGATTGGTTCGTAGGTTTCGAGGTTGAGAAAGAAGACCAAGAGGCACGCAACCGCTGTGCTTGGGCTAGTTCAAACCTAGGCAACGGATGGGTTGTTGAGACCGACTCCTCGCTAGACCACCGCACAGGCTTCGAGGTTGTATCTCCTGTGTTTAACCTACTCGACACGAAGACGATGTTCGACGAGTTCGACCGCCTCGATTGGGTTATGAATTCAGGCTACTCTCGCCGCTGTGGTGGCCACATCACAATCAGCCGCCGCGGCGTATCTGCGGTTGACTTGATTGACAAATTGGCTCCGTTCATCCCGCTACTTTTCAGCCTGTACGAAGGTCGCCTCAGCACCGATTACGGCGGCATCCAAAGCAAGGCCGAAATGAAGGGAGGTAGCCGCAAGGCAATCTTCAACTGCAACTTCGGTAGACCATCGAAAGACGCGGTTGAACTTCGAATCTTCAGCGCTGTGTCAACGCTCGAGTCAATCAAGTTCCGCACTAAACTAGTGCAGTGGATTGTCAAGCACATCGACAATGGCACGTTCACTTCGTTCACTGAGGTTGCCGACGCAATGTTCACCGACAAAAAGTTGAACAAGTTGCTTCGCTCACAATACAGCGCCGAGAAACTTGCACGCAAGCAAGCCTTGGTTTACGTATTCGGAGGTTGCTTGGAAGGTCAGTCACCTACCGAGTTCCTAGCCAACAGCGACAACTACGAGCGCACATTGGAGCGTATGAAGCGCGCCTACGCTAGTGTTCGCAACTTCACTAGCCGTGCAGTAGAATCAAAGTTTGGCTCACACACTATCCGCAAGGCTATCGGCCAAGCGTAAGATGTCCCCTCCGTACGAGGGTGTGGTTAAAACGACAGGTCGCGGTACGGCGCGGCCTTTCTTTCCACTATCACGAAACGAAATGAAACACGAACTAAAACAAATGATGCGAGCCTACGAGAACTACCTGAGTAGTGTATCTAGATTCATTGAAGCCACCGACGAAACCGAGCGCTACAAACTGATTGCGTTCGA